AACAAACCTCGCTGGGTTCCTAGCAAAGAACAAACTTTTCTACGACAACAAAGAGGCTCTACCCCTGGTACACGAGACTATGGAAAAAATCCAGTGGCACTTGATAAACGAGTCTTGTAAACTGGCAGAAGAAAAGGGGCAGTGTGAAGGTTTCGAGGGAACCAAATACTCACAAGGTTTGCTGCCAATAGACTGGTACAAAAAATCTGTTGATAAGATTGTCAAGCCAAAATACACAATGGACTGGGAAGAACTAAGGGGCAGAGTAAAGGAGTTCGGACTAAGGCACTCAACATTGTCAGCCATTATGCCTTGTGAGTCATCTAGCGTTATCCAAAACTCTACTAACGGTATAGAGCCGGTTAGAAACCTACTATCCTATAAAAAAGCAAAGAATGGAATATTGAAACAGATCGTGCCAAACTTTGCCCACAGGAAAAACTACTACACTAAGGCTTGGGATCTACAAGATAACAAGTGCATAATGAATATATCGGCAGTTCTACAAAAATTTGTTGACATGGGCATCAGCACCAATCTTTATTATAATTATGCTCAGTATGAGGATGGAAACATACCGCTTAGCGAACTTATTAAAGACCAGTTATACGGGTACAAGTACGGCTTGAAAAACTTTTATTATGCCAACACCCCTGATGGTGATGGGGATACGGAGAAGGACATGAATTGCGAATCAGGTGCGTGTGCAATATGATGAACAGAAGAAACTTTAATTGGTCGTTGCTGGGACTGTTTGGGGCGGCAGCGGTTCCGGGTATATCAACTGAAAGACCCATAGATCCATATGTTAACAGGTTTACCGTAGAGAAACATAAGATATACCAACCAAGTCTAGCTTGTTCACCTGAGTGTTTAGAAGATATGAAAAACTGGGGTTTTTCTTATAACTGGGACGGAAAACAATAATGAAGACTATTTTTAACACTAAAAACATTGACCCTATGACCCAACCCCTTTTCCTTGGTAAGGATCTAGGTGTACAGCGGTATGACATACTGAAGTACCCAGTCTTTAAGGATCTCGACAGCCGCCAGATGATGAACTTCTGGAGACCCGAAGAGATAGAACTAAAGAAAGACAGGGCAGACTTCCAGACCTTAACGGATAACGAAAAGTTTATCTTCACATCCAACCTTAAATATCAGACTATGTTGGACAGCGTTATCTGTAGGGGCGTTCCTACCTTGCTAGGGTTCGTCACTAATACTGAATTAGAAGCCTGCCTTATGACTTGGCAGTTCTTCGAGAAGATACATAGCCAGTCATACTCATACATTATACAAAACGTCTATTCAGACAGTAAGGATGTGTTCGGTGGCATCTATGAAGACGAGCAAATAGTCAAGAGGGCTAAGGGCGCTATCCAAGACTATAACAATCTAATGGGAATGGCTTCCGACAAGAATAAACCCTCGGAGATAAAAAAACAGATCTATATGACCATCGTTAGCATCAACATTCTAGAGGCTGTTAGATTCTACGTTTCGTTTATTTGCTCCTTTGCTTTTGCCGAAAACAAAAAGATGATAGGCAATGCCGACATTATTAAACTTATCAAACGAGACGAAGCCCTACACCTTTATAACACCCAGGAAATCCTTAAGATACTAAATTCAAATGAGGACGAGGGCTTTGTTAAGGTTGCAAAAGATTGCGAGAGCAAAGCCTGTGAAATGTTTGAGTCTGCTGCCCAAGAAGAAAAAGAGTGGGCATCGTATCTATTTAAGGATGGCAGCATCATAGGTTTAAACGAGACGGTGTTACATAGCTATGTTGACTGGCTATGCCACTCTAGGAGAAAAGCAATTGGACTCCCCTATGAGAATGGCTTTAAAAACCCAATAGCAGGATGGACCGATCCGTGGATGAATAGCGAGTCAGTACAAGTAGCGCCCCAGGAACATGAAATTACTAGCTACAAGATTGGCGCTAGTAAAAACGACTTGGAAGACCTAGATTTTGGAGACTTAATATGAGCTTTGACATACCTTCAGACCAACTGGGTAGAAACAGGATGCTAATTGAATCCAACTCAAATAGTTCTCAAAGGGAACGAGGAGCGACCCTGGAGACCTACATTAGAAAAGTGTCCAACTGGCATAAGGATAGGAATCTTATAAAGGGCAGCACAGACAAAGACCAAGCCCTAAAACTGTTGCAAGAGCTAGGAGAACTTTCAGATAGCATCTGCAAGGGAGAAGACATAAGTGACGACATTGGAGATATGTTAGTTGTTATGATTAACATTGTAGAAAGAAACAACCTGACTCTCACTCACTGTCTGCAAGAAGCATGGATAGACATTAAAGATAGAAAAGGGAAAATGATAGACGGCATTTTTGTAAAAGAGCAAGACCTTCCTTAGACAAAGGGGTAGAATGACCGCTAGAAAAAAACGACTAACAAGAACGCCAAGACATTCAATAAAAACCGTAGAAGCAAAGACCGAAAACCAAAAGGATTATGTGTTAAGTATAGTAGAAAACGATGTTACTCTATGTTGTGGTCCAGCGGGTTCTGGAAAGTCCTATATAGCAGCCGGTATTGCTGCTGAACACCTGTGGAAAGATAAAATAGAGAACGTTATTGTGACTAGACCTCTCGTGTGTGCGGGTAAAGATATAGGGTCTCTACCCGGAGAACTGATGGAAAAGATAAACCCATACTTGATACCAATGCAAGAGAACTTTAAAACTTTTCTAGGACAAGCCTACTACGGACACTACTGCAACGAAAGGAGAATACAGTTCCACCCACTAGAAGTAATGCGTGGGGCAACCTACCACAATACCTATATGATATTAGACGAAGCCCAAAACTGCACCCTTGAACAAATTAAAATGTTTATAACTAGAATGGGAGAAGGTTCAAAGGTGATCGTTAACGGAGATATAAAGCAAACCGACATTAAAAATAAAAGCGGTCTGTTTGAGTGTGTATCTAAGCTAGAAGATGTAGAAGGGGTAGGTATATCTAAGCTGGAATACGCCGACATACAGAGAAACGGAATAATAGGAAAAATACTTTCTGCCCTGGAGAACTAAAGTGCCACACTACGATTATGCTTGCAGACATTGTGGTTTTCATCAACTCGACGTTTATCAATCTATCAACGATAAACCTCTGGTGGGATGTCCAAAATGTAAGAAACGAACATTCGAGAGACTAATCTCTGGGGGGTTGACAGCTTTCGTAGCCCAAGAACCCTCAACAATCGGTCAATTGGCTGACAAAAATGCGAAATTAAACAGATCTAAACTTTCAGAGATTGCATGTCAGAAGAAAGAAAACGAACCGCAGAAAGAAGACAGGTCTCACATACGTAAAATAAACAAGATGACCCCACAACAAAAACACAAATGGATAATGGAAGGAGACTAATGCAGTATATTTCAGAAAACGACCCGAGGATACTCGAAGGTAAAAAAGAGGAAGACTACTTCAACAAGAATGGAGAAAAGGTTTCTAACGAAAAAGATTTTTTTTTCGCAAAAACAATTGGAAACAACCGCTCTCTGTCCTATTATATTAGAGAGCATGAAGGAATACTGTTTGACCCGACTGGTGTAAATAGCTATCGTGTTAAATTCGTAGACACGAAGATGCGAAAAGTTTCTAAAACAACTTTTGACTTTTACATGATTTACCTTAAAACTAAAAACAACATTTACTTAACACGAGCACAGAGGAGTTTTTTAGATGGCTAAACAGGGACCACTAGGAAAAGCGGAAAAGTTCTACATTGAACAGCATTGGGATGGAGAGAACCTTGAACAAATATGTACGTCACTAGATCGAAGCAAATCTTCTGTCCGAAAGCACGTAGCTCACTGCAAGAAAAACGAACCGGATTTATTAAGTGCTAAAAGCTTAATGGCAACAAGAGAAGGAGTTGCTATTATGACTCAAGACGCATCCATGATGGGCGATGATATACGAACACGAGGTAGCAAGCCTAGACCAGGATGCGTGTTCGTAATAAACGATGGGGATGGTTAATGTCAAGCTGGAAAAATCACTATAGAAGCAACAAGAGGGCAGTGTGGATTAAATGTAATACGTCTGACGGCCAAGAGCATTTTATGCACAAGATGGGCGCATGGACAAAATTTATAGAAGGGTGCAAACATAAAAACGTAAAATTGAGTAGGCTATCTATTCAATATAGATCTCATGAAGAAAAGCTTGATATCACAAATTGTGATAGCGTATATCTGATTACTTCTATAATGGGGTCTATGGGTGCAGACTCTAAGAATTACTTAACATATGGAAAGGTTAATGGTTCCCAGGTTAAGAAGCAGATGTGGATTATTCCAGAACTAATAGTTGAAAAAGAATATGATGACACCATTGACAATTGTTTTGAAGAGGCTATAATTGATGTTAGAAAAAAGAAAAAGAACGGAGAAGAGTAGATACAAACACCAAACCACTGGTGATCATTGCACCTGTGCTGCCTACGTTGCCGAGGCGATGTGTCTCAGAAATGCAGAAAACAAAAACAAGGGTTCTCTACCATATAAATTCTGGAATAGGAAACCTTGGGATTGGACTTTCAAAAGACAGCTTATGGCAGCGAATAAGATTCTGAAAGATTGCCCAGAGGAAGTCTTAGTTAAAGCTATTGGTTCGCCAGAATTCAAAAGAATATTTTCTTTGAATAGCCCAAGAGCTAAGAGTATCATAAAAAAATACAAGATTCAGCATGTAGCAGACCAAGAAACTAGGAGTGAAAAGGTAAATAAAAGTATAGACATAAAAAAAGAAGCGACCACTAGAAAAAAATCCTACGGTAAGAAATCAAAATTTGACAAACTAAGGAGTATAGAGCGTGGCAAAGAAGAAATCGAATAAGTTTAAAGATGACGCCGTCAGCAATCAGATTATATCAAAGTACGGCGGTATCATACAGGGTGGAGAAGAAGTACTTGAAAAACTAGAAACGTTTAACACGCTAAGTATATCGCCCTCTTTAGATATTGCCCTGGGAGGTGGCATACGGGAGGGAAATTGCGTCATAGTAGGCGGTGAACCTAAGACTGGTAAAACAACAACAACTCTGCACTTTGCTTCAAAGTGTCAAGCCTTGGGTAAAAACATCATCTACTTTAATACCGAAGGTAGAATGACAAAAGAGAACTTTACGGGAATCAAGGGTTTTGACCCCAAGAAGGTTAAAATTGTTCAGGCTACTGATGAACAGCCATTAGTGTCGGCAGAAATGTACCTCAACGCACTAGAGACCTACGTAAAGAACACACCAGACCTAGTGGCGATTGTAGACTCCGTATCGAGTATGGTCCCACAGGAAGAACTAGAGGGGGAGATCAGAACAGGAGTTAGAAACAGCCTACCAAGATTGATGTCTATGTTTCTCAAAAGAATCTCTGGTGACGTATCGAGAACGAAAGCCATCTTGATCTTTATACTACATAATATATCGAATACCGGAGGTAGTCGGTGGGCACCTGCCAAGATGGAAGATTCTGGAAACATGGTTCAGTATCAGGCCGGTACGAAAATGATAATCACACATAGAGGCAAATGGTTACAGTCTGGAGACGATTCTGGTCCGCATGTCGGTCAGATTGCCAATTGGAGGATTTTGACATCTGCTGCTGGTGGAACACCGAACTCAACCGCAGAGGGTTGGATTAGATACGGAATTGGGGTTGATGAAGCCCAAGAAATAGCTCAGCTAGCAAATGAATTTAGCATGGTAAAGAGGGCAGGAGCTTGGTATGAAATATCAGTAGCTATTGACAACAGGACAGACCCTGTGATAAAGAAGTTGTTAAAAGCTAACGATGTTGACTTTAACGACCTAGAGGCCGTTACTAAGTTTTTCAAGTTTCAAGGCATCCAAAAGCTAACAGACTTTTTAATCGAGAATGAATCAGTAACAAAGTTTATTCATGACCAGATAAAAGAAATCATATGAAAGTTGTCGGGATGAACGGTAGAGAGTACCGGATCGATCTGAAAAAATACATCGTTAGAGGTGACGACACAAAGAAAAGGTCAAGTTATCACCTAAGAGCACGCGATATACTACGTGAGACATTTAAAGGATATAGCGTTCTAGAAGAGGTGAAACTGCCGGGGTCTAGGAATCCTAGCAAAAAATCTGCTTTATTCCTTGACTTTCTGATTCCAAGTGTTATGATAGGGGTTGAAGTCCACGGCAAGCAGCATTATGAGTTCTGTTCCTTTTTTCATAAGACTAAGGCTGGGTTTTACGGCCACAAGAGAAGAGACGCTATTAAAAAAGAGTGGTGTGAAATAAACGAAGTTACACTTGTAGAGTTCAGTTATCTAGATTCAGATGAAGAATGGAGAGATAAAATTGACTGCGCAAGAGAGGCTTGAAAACTTTTTAGACGGCATTGATAGATACATCGAGGCAAAAAATCTCGGCCCGCCAGAGTTTAAAGATGAATTCAGGCTACCCGAGGATATGTCTCTCTCGGATCTAGACAAGCTGACACGAGACGACTGCTTTAACTATGCTTACCAACTATATCAATACGCGGACCATATAAATCAAGAAAAAAGTAAACAGGAGACCGTAATAAGCTGGTGTAAGTCGTCCATAATGACTATAATATCCCAGGAGTCTGAAAACTTTTCACAGTATACAAAGCATGAAATGAAAGAGGCTACTGTCATCCGAGAAAATATGGTAGCGAAAAAAATACACGAGTGGAACAGCGTGGCAGAGGCGAGGGTTGCTTCGTTGAAAAACAAAGAACAAATAGTTAGAAGAAAAGCCGACTGTCTAATAGAGAAAGGAAAAAGAAAATGATAGATTCAGCAAACGATGAGATAATTAAAAGTATCTTGGCGGGTCTAACAGAAGAACAAAAGCAAAATCTTATAGATCAAGTGGTTGGTGTTCCAGGAGAGAAAAATGAAAAAATCCCAAAGGGGAAAGACGAACTCGTTAAAGATAGAGTCAATCCAGATTTTACAGTCAATAGAGACCTAACAGAGAAAGTGAGAGAACCAGTGAAAGCAAAGAAGAACAAATGGAAAGATGAAGGAGAAGACCAGGACGTGTCCACGCCCATGTTTGAGAAAACCCCAAGATCACGTAAGGCACACAAGATGGAAAGTGTTGAGTGCCACATGTGCGGGAAAGAATTTAAGATTGATCCCTCAAACACTTATGGGGAATTTCATAGATGCAACCGTTGTGGCGGAAGGTAAAAAATGAGTTCAAAACTGATGGACGTTGGCGCAGAAAGGGCTGTGCTAGCTGGGCTATTTTCGTATGGAATAGAATCATACGTTGAAGTATGCGACCTTATTGACCATAAAACATTTGGACATCAAAACAATCAAGTACTGTACAAGTGTCTAGAGAAAGTGCTTCAGGATGAGGTGCTTGTTGACATACCGGCGATACTATCCGCAGCAAGCCAACTCGGCCTTTCGGATGCTATCAACACTAAACAAGAGTTAGAGTATATAAAATCCTTGATGGAGTTTCCCGTCAAGAAAAACAACGTTGTACATTTCGCCAGTCAGATTAAAAAATTCGAGTTTGCTCGTAAGATCAAATCACTAGCAGCAAAGATCGGTAGGGATGTCGATGAAATAAACGGTGACGAAAATATAGACGAAATTATCGGGTTGATCGAAAACCCCATAATGGAGTTTCTACGAGAAGACGAAACCAACAGCAAACCAGAGAAACTTGGCGATGGCATCGAAGAGTATCTGGATTTTCTAATTAACAATGAATGTGATCAAATTGGAGTAGCCACGGGCTTCCCGAGGTTTGACGCAGTAATTGGAGGTGGGTGTAGAAGGAAGTGCGTAGACTTGGTTTCAGCTAGGCCGGGGGTTGGTAAATCTGTATTTGCAGACAATGTAGCCTTGAACGTAGCCTCACGTGGTATTCCCGTCTTAATGTTAGATACGGAAATGTCCAAAGAGGACCACTTAAATAGAATCATTGCCAACCTAACTAATATACCTATCAATGATATATCAACAGGCAAAGCTCTACAGGATGAAGAGAAGTTTATCAAGATCAAGGCTGCTACAGAGCAAATAAAAGAGATGCCATATACGTATGTCACCGTATCAGGAGCGCCGTTTGAGACAATAATAAACACCATAAAGCGGTGGATTATGCAAGAGGTTGGAACAGATGAGAACGGACAAACTAATGAGTGTCTAGTGATTTATGACTACTTGAAGCTAATGTCATCTTCAGCTATAAGCAATAATATACAAGAATACCAGGCTCTTGGTTTCCAGATCACCTCACTACATAATCTTGCTGTAAAGTATGATTTCCCCTGCTTGTCGTTTGTTCAGTTGAACCGTGATGGCATAACTAAAGAGTCTACGGATGCTGTATCTGGGTCTGACAGATTAATTTGGCTTTGTACCTCTTTCAGTATCTTTAAGTTAAAGTCCGTGGAAGAATTAGCCGAAGATGGTCCAAGAACCGGAAATAGGAAGTTGGTGACACTAAAAGCTCGACATGGAGCCGGATTAATGGACGGCAACTATATAAACATGAAAATGTATGGAGAGCATAGCAAGCTGGAAGAATTGAGGACTAGAGATGAGTTCATTATACACAGGGAAACCCAAGGGGCAATTGAAGGTTCGGAGTTACCATTCGATGAAGACGAAGAAGCATGACCTTGTCAAAATTAGATCTCTGGTCTATGACAACCTAGAGAAACTCCTAGAAAGCTTTAATATAGAGTACGAGTCATTTGAAGATGTTATTTTTTGTAAGTGCCCAATTCACGAGGGCAGCGATAACCCAAAGGGCGTGTCTTTCTCAAAGGAGAGG